CGGACAGCCGGACAGCCGGACAGCCGGACAGCCGGACAGCCGGACAGCCGGACAGACAACCAGGCAGCCAGGCAGCCAGGCAGCAACGCGCGCGAACATTACATAAATGGAACAAGGGTTAACCAATTTCAGCTCGGAGGGGGGGTACCCCCAAAACGCCGCAGCCGCCGGGGGGGAGGTAGTCCTCACACGAGCGGAATCGGACTTTTTAGACCTTACCGTCTCTCAGCTTGACGCCTACGATGATCCCTTTGCTCCCTCTATTCCTTCTCTGGAGCGGGACATAGACGTCAAGCGGAGAGACGCTTCCCTTACCCTCCCCCAGGCGACCTTCATAAAGCTCTGGATTGAGCACAAGGGGGACCTTTTATCGATAGCGGATTCCTCTCAGATTGAGCCATCCAAGTTCCTGAGGTACCTGTCATCCCCTTCTGTAGTACGGATTCTCACAAAGGCTTCCCGTCTATGCCCGAACGTACCGCCCCCGATTGCATCGAAGGAGGAGATTGCGGCGGTCTGGACGATGATTTCCCGGACGGACGCGATGCCTGTCAGCTACCAGAGGGAAGCCCGACAGGAGTTATCCAAGATGATGGGATATTACCCTTCCGGGTCTGATGGGGTCAACATTGGTGTCCAGGTCGTTTTGAAAGGGGATTTGGTGGATGGTTAAGGAGGTCACATTCTCTCCGGGGGAGCTGATTGGATACCGGCCTACGGTATTCCAGTCGGAGTTCCATAGGGTCCGGAGAAAGCAGACCTATACGACCCTCCTCGCCCACCGGCGGTTCGGGAAGACGGAAGCATGTCTGGCGGAGCTGGTTACGGGCTGTCTCACCTGCCCGCTGCCGTCTCCGAACTACAAGTACATCGCTCCGACGTTGAAACAGGCGAAGGAGATCGCCTGGAGCCCCCTGATGAAGATGATCGCCAAGATGAAGAAAAATGGAGCCAGGGGGATAGAGGTTTCGCGGACGGATGCCAGGGTGGTTTTCCAGTGTGCGGTAAACGCCCCCGCGGTTCTCCAGTTCGCCGGATTGGAGGAGCCGGACAACCTGAGGGGCGGGTATGATGACGGGATGATCGTCGATGAAGCGGCCTCGATGAAGGCGGGGATATGGGGGGAGGTTCTGGTACCGCGACTGGCGGATCGAGGCGGGTGGGCTGTAATCACGGGTACGGTCAAGGGGATGGACCAGCTATACGACTTTTACTCTTTAGGGAATAAGGAGAGCAATAAATACAACGAGCACTGGGCCAGTCTTTATTATCCGGTTGAGAGCACTTTAGGAAAGATACCCTGGTTGGATGGGGACAAGCTCGAGAAGCTGGCCGCCGGGATGGGCGGGAAGGATTCGATTGCCTGGCGGCAGGAGATGGATTTGGACTGGCTTGCCTCGGATGGGAATCTGCTGGTAAGCCTTCCGGTCGTCCGGGAAGCGATGAAGCGGGCTTTGCTGGCGGAGGATTACCGTAGAAGCGCTCACGTAATCGGATTGGATACCTCCTCCCACGGCGTGGATAAAACCGCGATGGTGAGGCGGCAGGGGCGGGCGGTTCTGGGGCTGAAGTCCTTCGGGGACGTGGACAGTCTGTACCTTGCCAATCAGGTCGTTTTGGAGCACCGGAATATGCGTCTGGATGCGGTCTTTGTGGACTGTACGGGTGGATACGGGCTCGGGGTGGTGGACAATCTGCGGCGGATGGTCGGGGACGAGATCACGGTGTATGAGGTGAACTTCTCGAGCAAGGCCAATGACAACGAGCACTACTTCAATATGCGGGCCGAGATGTGGGACAAGATGGCGAAATGGGTCTCGACCGGGGCGATGCCGAACGATGAAATCCTCTGCAAGGATTTAACGAGTGTCCGGTTCGAGATCGACCGGGGGCGGCTGAAGCTGGAGGACAAGAAATTCGTGAAGCAGAGACTGGGGAGAAGTCCGGATATGGCCGATGCCCTCGCTTTGACGTTTGCCTACCCGGTTGTAAGCAGCTATGCCACGGACGGCCCGGCTGCGGTCGGTTTCAGCCGACGGATGTTTGCGAAGGATGAACTGGTTTACTAAGGAGGGATGAGTAATGGGATCAAGTCCTAAGACGCCGAGAGTTCCGAAGCTGCCGCCTGAACCCGAGCCCGTGAAATATACGGAAGCGGAGATGGCGAAGTCCCGGGTTGACGCCAAGCGCGCAGCCGCCAGGAGATATGGGATTTCCGGAACGAACATTACCCGCGGACAACTGGGGACGCAGGACGCTTCCACCAAGAAGCGTACCCTCGGGGGAGAATGATGGAAACCGAAACTCCGCTTGAAAAAGTCAAGAAACGGTTTTCCCAGCTTAAGCAGGAACGCCGCACGTGGGAGCCTTACTGGAGGGATGTAAAGGATTACATCTGCCCTTCCAGAGGGCGTTTTCTCGTTTCTGAGAGTTCGGCGGAAGTGAACCGGGGCGATGCCTTCAATGACAAGCGGATCAACGGAGCCGCCTCCCGGGCGTTGTCCATTCTGGCCTCCGGGATGCAGAGCGGACTGACCAGCAAGGCCCGTCAATGGTTTCTCCTGGCTCACCCCGACCCGGATATGAACCGCTATCAGCCCATCCGGGCATGGTACGACAGAGTTCAGGAAGTCCTCGAGGGGATTTACCGGAGAAGCAACGTCTACTCTTCCCTTCTCCATACCTATTATGAGATGGCTGGCTTCGGTAACGGGGCGATCTCCGTCCTCTCCCATCCCGAGAATGTAATCTATTGCCGGCCCTTTACGGTCGGAACCTACTATATGTCTACGGACCAGTGGTTTGAGGTCGATTCCTTTTTCTACGTCGAATACCTGACCGCCAATCAGCTCCTGCTCAATTATGGCAGGGATAAACTTCCGGAATGCGTGATTTCCGCCCTGGACAGCCAGAAGCGGGAGGACCGGTTTGAGACCGTGAACGGCGTTTTCCGTCACCCGGAGCAGTTAGGGCTGAGGGCGAACGGCAAAGATATCGTCAGTGTCCACTTTCTGACCAAAGGGAACACCGAACAATTTCTTCGGGTAGCCGGGTATAACTCCTGGCCCGTTATGTCTCCGCGTTGGGACGTGGTGGACGCTGACGTTTACGGAATCCCGCCGACCCGGGATATCATGGGGGACATCCGGATGCTTCAGAAGATGGAGGCGGACGGCCTGAAAGGGATTGCGAAGGGGGTCACGCCTCCGATGCGTATACCTCCCGAACTGGAGCGTCGGGGATTGAATATGCAGCCGGGGGCTCTGAACGTGGTTTCTTCCATGCAGGAGCACGCGGTCGCCCCTCTAATCACCGTTCAGACGAATATCCAGCAGCTCCAGATGAAGATTGACCGGGTAATGGAAGACATCCGCGACGGGCTGTATAACAGCCTTTTCCTTGCCCTCCTCACTCAGGACAATCCCCAGATGACGGCTCGGGAAGTTGCGGAACGGCATGAGGAGAAGCTCCTGATGCTCGGTCCGGTTCTGGAGCGGATTCATTATGAGCTTCTTGATCCCCTGATCGGGCGCACCTTCCAACTGGCGTGGGAGGCCGGGATGATCCCCCCGCCCCCGGCGGACCTTGACCTTGCCAATACCCAGATTGAGTATGTGTCGATCCTCTCACAGGCTCAGAAAGCTGTGGGGGTGAGCCGGATCGAGCAGAGCGTCCAGTTCCTCGGGAGCATGGTTTCCGTGTATCCGGAGCTGCGACACGCCCTCGACCCGCGGAAAACCTACATGGCATACAATAACATGATTGGGGTCCGGTCTGAAATCTTCGCCTCGGATGAAGGGTACCGGAAAGCGGTCGCCGCCGAGAAGCAGCAGGAGGCTCAGGCGAAAGGTCTGGCCGCCGGGGAGTCCCTGGCGACCTCCGCGAAACTGATGAGCGATGTTGACCCCGCCAATATCCAGCAGCTCCTGACCGGCGGGGTCGGGGGCGTGGGGGGTAGAATGGTACTATGAAAAAGGAGACGCTTTCACAGCAGCACTACCGGAACGCCCTCGAGACGATGCTGAGCAATCCGACCACCCGGATTCTTTTATGGAGAATCATCGTGGAGGACTGCCGGGTGTTTGACGAGGATTTCCCGATGAACGCCGCCGTGTACTGCCTGAACGCGAAGCAGGAAATCGGAAAGCGGCTTCTGGCGGATGCGAAACGGATTTCCCCTGAATCGGTCTTCAAGGCCGAGCAGGAATACAACGAACTTATGGAATTAAGTTCAAAAATGGTGGATGATGGAGGTAATGATGGCTGAAGCAACGCAACAGGTTCCGGCAGCGGATAACACCGCTCAGGCGGGAGAGCAGGAAGCGCTGTTGAATCCTCAGCAGACTCCGGAACGGGGAGAAGGCGCGGCGCCCGACCCGGCGAAAGCCGATACGGTACAGGCTCCGGCTCCCGAGGTTAAGGAAGGGGACGAGCCCCTTCTGAATCCGGACGGTGAGGAGGACAAGGCTTCTGAGGGGGCCCCTGAGAAGTACGAATTCAAACTTCCCGAGGGGTGGCAACTGGAAGGGGAGGAACTGGAAAAAGTCTCCGGGCTTTTCAAGGGGATGAATCTTTCCCAGGCCGGGGCGCAGAAGCTGGTGGACTATTTCATCGAGCGGATGGCTGCGGACCGGGCGATGGAGGAACAGGCTTCCAGCGAACGCCGAAAGGCGTGGCGGGAAGAGGTTCGCCAGCGACCGAACTTCGCGGCGGAACGGGCATTAGCCCAAAAGGGTCTCCGGGCGGTCATCACCGATCCGGACGAAAAGGCCCTTTTTACGAATTCATGGTTAAGCGACCACCCGGCCTTCTTCAAGGTGTTCTCAAAGATCGGTCGGCTCGTTGGCGAGGATTCGTTCCCCGCCGGGGGCTCGAACGCCCCAATGGTGGAGAACATAAACCTTCGGCGGTTTCCCGTCGAATAGACAAAGGAGAGTAATCTATGGCTCTTGACAATTATCCGACCCTGATGGATGTCGCGCGCAGAAGCGGCGATCCTTCCATTTCCCGGATTGTTGAAATTCTCAACAAATCCAACCCGATCCTGGACGACATCCCGTGGATCGAGTGTAACAGTGGTGTTTCCCATATCACCACGATTCGTACCGGCATCCCCACCCCGACGTGGCGTATGCTGAATTCCGGTGTCCCGAACGGCAAAAGCACGACCAAGCAGATCACGGCGCATTGCGGGATGCTGGAAATCTACTCCGAGATCGACGCAAAGCAGGTTGAGCTTGCCAAGCGCAACGGCGGACAGGCCGGAGCCTCGGACTTCATCGCCAGCGAGAACGCCGCGTTCATCGAGGGCTTTGGTCAGGAGATCAGCCGGGTGCTGTTCTATGGGGACCCGAGCGTCCCGCAGGAACCGGTCGGCCTTATCAACTACTACAACACCAAACCGGTCGCGGGTACCGAGAACAACGTCATTCTCGGAGGCGCCGAAGGATCGGACAATACCTCGATCTGGCTGATTGGGTGGGGTCCGGACAGTGTTCACGGCCTGTATCCGCAGGGGTCGAAAGCCGGTCTGTCGGAAACCTTCAAGGGCGTCCAGACGGTTGAGGATGAATCTGGGAACAAGTTCGAGGCGTATCGTACCCACTATGGATGGGATGCCGGTCTGGTCGTTCGCGACTGGCGCTGTGCCGTCCGTGTGGCGAACATCGACATGTCCCTGGCGGTTAGCAACTCCGCTTCCGCGGTGAACATCCTCCAGGCTTTGACCAAGGCAATTTACAAGTTGCCCAAAAAGTCCGGTTCGATTCGCCCCGTGATCTATATGCGGAAGGAGCTCATCACCCTGCTCGATCTTCAGTGTCAGGCCCGGAGCAATCTGCTCCTGAACTACACCAATATCGATGGGAAGCCGGTTCTGCAATTCCGCGGAATCCCCATCCGCGAGCAGGAAACCCTGCTGGCGTCTGAAACCCTGTTGTCCTAACCCCGGAAAGGAGATTGTACTATGATTATCGACGCAGAACTTATGTTCAGCAATAAGCAGGCCGTCACCGCGACGGCTGCTTCCACCAATGAGATTGACCTCGGAGCCGCCGGGGACGCTATTGGGCAGGAGCTGACGATCCACGTCATAGTGGATACCGCCTTTGACAAGCTGACCAGCCTCACCGTGGCGGTGCAGACCTCTGCTTCCTCGGGTAGTGGAATGGCAACTGTCGTGACCGGCCCCGCGATTGCTCTGGCCTCACTGGTGAAGGGTGCAGAAATCTTCACCGTTCGTGTCCCGAAGGGCCTGAAGCGGTACGTTCAACTGTACTACACGGTGGCCGGAACGGCTCCCGACAACGGCAAGATCACAGCATTTGCCAGCAAAGACCTGTAAGGAGGTTCCCATGGCCCGGTATCGTGCAGTAAGAGATGGCTATACAGACCATTACATCCGGGCCGGGGAAATCATCACCCTCGAAGGCCCCGCCCCCTCGTGGGTGGTGGCCTTAGAGGAGGCTCCGGTTCCCCGGTCGGAGGATGCCGCGACGGGGGAAACCCCGGTAAAGAAAAGCCATAAAAAGAAGGTCGGCTGATGTCAACGAAACTGGAAATCGTCAATATCGCTCTGGCGAGGTTGGGGGAAAGCCCCATACAGTCTATGGATGAGGGAACAGCCCCCGCCAATCTCGCCAAGGTGTTTTATGACTCCGCCCGCCGTTCCGCCCTCAGGGACTATAACTGGGCGTTCGCTCTGAGGACGCTCCGGCTGGCCCGGCTGGTGGAGACTCCGGTCGATTTCCTGTACGCGTACTCCGTTCCTGTGGACTGTCTGCGGGTGTTGCAGGTCCGCAGGAGCGGTTTTCCTGACAGCCTCGATTCGGGGCTGCGCTTCGTAACCCGCGGGGGTGTGCTTTACACCGACGAGGAATCCGTCATCCTCGAGTACATTTCCGATGTGGAGGAAGCGACTGAATTTGACGATAAATTTGTCGAGGCATTGACCTACAAGCTGGCTTCCGAGCTGGCGATGGCCTTGAAAGGGTCGGTCGAGCTGATGGCGAATTACTCGAACATTTACACTACGAAGATAACCCAGGCCGCTACGCTCTCCGCCGGGGAGCTGGACGACGCGGGTTCCGATAACCCCTATCTGGAGGCCCGCCTCTATGGCAACGGTTAGGAAATACCAGAACAATTTCACGACCGGCGTGATGTCGCCGGGGGTTTACTCCAGAGTTGATCTGGCTAAGTATTCCGCCGGGGCGAAGCGCATTGTAAACGGCATCGTCCTTGCCCATGGGGGGATATCGAACCGTCCGGGTACCGGAATGGTGGATGAACTGCCCGGGCCGGGGTTACTTTTCCCCTTTACTTATTCCGTCGAACAGTCCTATGTTCTGGCGTTCTATGATCCCAATCCGTCTGATGAAACTCCACATTTCGCAAAAATGAGAATCTATAAGGATGGGGGTGTGGTGGCCGATCCGATTACGGGGTTGGTAGTTGAGGTCACGACCCCCTACTATCCCGCTGATCTGGCAAAGTTGAAGTTTACTCAATCTGCGGATACCCTGTTCATCGCCCATCCGAGGTATCCGGTGAAGAAACTCGCCCGGAGCGATCATCATGTATGGACGTTTTCCGATCTGTCTTTTTCACCTACCATAAGCCCCCCGGCGTGGCGCACTGGATACCCCAGTGCTACCGGGTTCGATGCCGGACAGGGTTCCGCTCTGACCATTTACTATAAGGTTACTGCGGTCGACGCCCGGGAGATGGAGTCAAACCCCGGACTGGAGAGAAGCGTCAGTATCCGCTCCGTTTGGAAGGAGGGCGCCGTTGTCACCTTGAAATGGTATTCCGTAAAAGGAGCCGCGAGGTACGAGGTTTATAAGAACGTCCGGGGATACTATACCTGGATAGGCTCCTCTTCAAAGCTGGAGTTCAAGGACGATAACATCGAGGGGGATAGGTCCCTCGGGCCAAAGGACGAGAGAAATCCCTTTACCCCTCCTGCAATCCCTACCGGGGTTATCCTATCCAAGGATTCAGCAGATCAGGGGTATGTTGCATCCGTAAGGATTTCATCCGTAAGCGTGGACGGGCAGGAGTCTATCGCCTCCGACGTTAAGACAGTCGGGGCGGATTACACTCTTACCAAGATAAAGTGGAACAATATGCCCAGGGCGTCAACCTACAGGGTGTACGTTCGACTAGGGGATCAGGCCGAATGGAACTACTTTGAGGCTCTCCCGAGCTATGAGGCTAATACTACCGAAGCTACCCTGGCCGACATCCCTGAGGACGAATGGAGGATTGGCAACCCGCCGGATACCTCTATTGTTTACTATCCCGGGGCGGTTGGGATATACCAGCAGCGGCTTGTACTGGGGAGGACGGATGTCGAGCCCCAGACGATCTGGATGTCGGAATCCGGGGCTTTCAACTCCTTTGCGGTAGCTACCCCCATCCGGGATGACTCTGCCATCACCGTTACTGTAGACTCCAAGCAGATGAATGAGATCAGGCACTTTGTCCCTCTCCGGGATGTTCTGATGTTTACTTCCGGGGCGGAGTTCCTGATGTCCGCGGGGCGTAACGCGGATGCCGTTACTCCGACATCCATATCCTTTAACCTCCAGAGCTACTGGGGGTCAAGCGATGTCCCCCCGATTGTGTCGGGTTCCAGTATTATTTTTGCCTCGAACTCCGGGCGGGTTGTCCGGGATATGAGATACCAGCTCAATGATGATGGATACACGGGCGGAGAGGTGTCCATTCTGGCGGAGCATCTTCTGGATAGCCCGATTGTGGACTGGGCATACCAGCAGGCTCCCTGGAGTACGATCTGGGTTTGCCTGGAGAGCGGAAAACTTTTGACTTTCACCTATCTTCGGGAGCATGAAATCTGGGCGTGGAGCGAGCACGAGAGCTCAGGCGGGAAGTTTCTCTCCGTCTCCTCGATCCGGGAGGGGATAGCGGATAACGTCTATTTCCTGACCGAACGAAAAGGGCGGTACTTCGTGGAGTACCAGCATCCATGGGAGTACGGCGGCTCCATACGGGATGCCTTCTTCGTGGACTGCGGGCTCCTATACGATGACGAGGATACCGCCATCTCCCACGTGACCGGGCTGGATCATCTTGCCGGTGAGACGGTTGTGGCTTTGGCGGACGGCTCGGTAATACGCGATCTTGTAGTGGCGCAGGATGGGTCAATCGACCTCCCAAACGCAGCGCATACCATCGCGGTCGGGCTTCCCTATACTACCCTGATTGAAACCCTCGATCCTGAGATAAAGGCGCAGGATGGGGATACAGCCGGGAGGAAAAAGGTCGTTTCCTCGGTGGTATTCACCCTGCGGGAAACCCGGGGGCTTTACGTCGGGCCGGATGAGGCTAATCTGGTTCCCGTGAAATTCCCCTTCCCGAAAAACTGGGGTGATGATCTGGAACTTTTCTCCGGGATCATGGAGGTTGTGATCCCGGGCAAGCACCGGGAAGAGGCAAGCGTCGTTTTCAAGCAGATCGACCCCCTCCCCATGACCGTACTCTCCCTCGTAACGAATGTGGGCATAGGATAATGGAAGAAGTCACTTTCCGGATTGCGGATGATGAAGCCGTCCAGTATATCGTGGATCATCTACGGGAAGCCGACCGGGCTGAAGTGGAGGCCCTCGGGCTGTCGAAGGTGGAGGCGGTAGTCGATTCATACAAGGAAAGCGATTACTGCTATGTCGCCTTCGAGGATGAGGATACCCCTATCCTCCTGTTCGGTATAACTTTCAGGGGGATGAGGGGGCATGGGTATGTCTGGGCCCTGGGTACGGACGGATGTGATAGGCACCCGGTGTCCATGGTGAGGTATGGCAGGCTGTTTATGGATCACTTCCTGAGCGTTTGTCCGATACTGGTGAACTGGTGTGATGCCCGGTATTCCAAAGCCCTGAAATGGCTTCGGATGATCGGGTTTGCAATCGACCGCCCGAAACCTTATGGGGTGAAGGGCGCTCTGTTCTGTAAGATTACGGCAAAAAGGAGAGTCTGATATGTGTGCAGACCCAGGGACGCTAATGCTAATCGCGGGGGCCACTATGCTGGTGGGTGGCGGGATGTCCATGTATGGGGATGCCCAGGCGGCGGACGCCAATGAGGCGATGGCGGAGTACCAGCAGAAGATCGCGGAGAATAACGCGGAGATGGCCGCCCGTCACGCCCGGAATATCGAGCGTCAGGCCGACCAGAAGCGGAACGCCCTGAATCTCCAGATGCAGCAGAGGATCGGGACGGCCCGGGCGCAATATGCTTCCCAAGGCGTCGTTCTCGGCTCCGGAATCGTTCTGGATTATGAAGCTGACATCGCAAACGCCTATGATCTCGATCTGAAAAATCTGAATTACGACACCGCGATGCAAGCATGGCAGACGAAAATTCAGGGGATCAATTACAAGAGCCAGGCGCAGATGTATCACGCCCAGGGCAATATGTACGAGAAACAGAAAACTTCCGGGCTTATCAGCGGGAGCCTCAATATGGTCGGGAATCTGGCGATGATGGGGGCTACCCCTGCTGGTCAGGCCGGACTGGCTAAACTCGGTCTCGGGGGTGGAGCGGCTGGTGGCGTCGGGGCTGGAGCATAAAGCCAAAAAAGGAATCCTGTAAATGGCATTAAGACCGGTTCTTCCATCTGTATTCGGTGAGGGCGGCGTGGCCTATCAGTCAAGCCCCTCCCTTCATTATGATAACCAATACGCCGAGATCGGGAAGAGTATCTCCAATATGGGGAAGGCCCTCGGCGGTATTGCGAATCAGCAGTTCCAGAAGCAGGAGCAACTGAATCAGGAAAAAGAAACCCTCGCCCTGAATAAGGCGATGTCGGATTATGACTCCGTGGTGGCAAAGGGGTCTGAGGGCTTGTTCCAGAGGGAGGGTTTCTCCGCGGGTGGAATCTCCGAGGAGTTCTTGAAGATGTCCCGGGATGCCTCCGAGCTCCTGATGGAGTCACTCCGGGAATACAGCCCCGAGACGACGGAGAGGTTCCGGCTTCATGTTCAGGGTCGGGAGACAAGTTACACCCCCCGGGTTTCCCGGTTTGAGCATAGCCAGATTCAGCAGGCTACCATCGCCCTGAAGCAGAACCTGATCGCGGGGGATTCAAAGATGTATGCGGAGACTGGGGACGAAACCCAGCTCGGGGAGATTGACAGGAACTTCACGGAGATGTGGGAGAAGAGCGGGCGGAGGCTCGTAACTCCAGAGAAGCTCGACTCCTATGATAAGGCCGCGGCTGCGGGTGTTTTCTTCATCAATGGTGAAAAGCTGAAGATTACGGAGGGGGACGAATCTACCCCCGGAACGATCTCGAAGGCGAGGGTAGCTGATCTCCGGAAACGCCTCGAACAGGATCAGATCGCCTTCCTCGAGGGCCGCCAGGATGTGTTCGATGCCGCCCATGCCGCCAGACTGGAAGCCTATCTGGAAAAGGGTCAGATCACCGCAGCGGTCAAGTATCTGGAATACAATCCCGGTGAAAACATTGGCAGGGGGATGTCTGATGAAGCCCTGACGGTTCTGAAGGCCAAGGTCAACCGTCATGCCGAGGCTCAGTCGATAACGGAAACGGCTTCCACGTTAGCCCTGCAAGTCCTTTCGGACGGGCTGAAAGCAGATGTGAATAACCGCTCCCTCGGGGGAAGATACAATACCCCGGACCTTCTTTCCGCCGAATTGGACGGGGAAAAGCAGATCATGGACTGGATGGATAAAGCTCCTCCGGATGAACGCCCCCGCTTTCAGAAAATGCTGGACGCCTATCGGAGAGAAATTGCTTCCCGCCGTTCCCTCCGGGATGACCGGGAGAAGGCTGACCTTGCCAAAACCTATCAGGGCTTCAGGGACGAGGGCCTCTATCTCCCCGGAAATGAAGCGAAACTGGTAAACAGAATCTCCACTCTTCCGGACAGCCCGGTAAGGGATGCACTCATGGAACCCGCTGCAAAACGCCTTTATGCCGTACAGCAGAAAGCGAAAGAGGAATCCGAAAGGCTGGCAGCCGAAAAGGAAAGAAAGACGGAAGCCCTGACGAGGGCAGCCCGAAGCACTCCGGAAAACAAGGATCACGAACTGGCGGTCCTTACCGAGATGAAGCGGCGGATGTCCATGAATGAGCCGTATAACGGGTATGATCTGAATACCCGGGAAGGCCGTATAGATGCGGTGAATAGCGCCGGGCTTCTACCCGAAGCCAGCGTTCAGCTCGAGCGTTACGCATCCAATAGGCGGGTCCCCATCAATATCATGGCTGGAGCTCTGGCTACTTCCCTGAATGACCTGAACAAATTCAAGGCGGATGAGGAGGACAACGAAGTCTACTTTACCGCCGGTAACGTTACGGCAGTCGCCCCGGGAATCATGCGCGAAGTGGAGGAAATCGCAAAGCTCGACCCGGAGACGGACTATACAACCAAGGACGGCCAGAGGAAACTTGTCGGGCTTGTCCGGGATGTTTTAATCCTCCACCAGAAGACGGAGAAGGGATTCCTGTATGGCCTCCGGAATGTTTCCGCCCCTGAGTTCTTCGCGAAGGCCATCGACGCCCAGGGCAATGTTGTTGATACCCGCTACACCCAGGAGGAGTTCGACAAGATGGCGATGACCCCGGCGCAGTACCGGAGATACCGCAGGGGGATTGAGGGGATCAAAGCCCGATATCTCGAGCGCCCGATGAGTACTGTAGACATGGGGGAGATAGGGTATTCCGAGGCCGCTCAGAGGCAGGGGTGGGAGATGGATGAGGTCCGCGGTAAATCTGTTCTGGTACCTGGCAAAGCGGCTCGGGAGAAACGGGAAGCGGAAGCCAAGGCTAAAGATGTGGAGGAGAAGCTGAACTCCTACCGGGGTAAGGATCGCCCCCGTAACAGAACCCCGGAAATCGAGGCGACCCTTCAGACCTTCCAGATGATGCAGATTCCATTTTAACGAGAGGCGATAATGTCCGACTTTGGATACATTTCAGAAGACCAGAAGATGATCGCGGAGACCGCTTCCCAGAACCTGTTTCTGACTTCCGGGGAGAACCCGGAGAAGGTGGCGGTCGGCCATGCGATGTCTAAGAAGCTGGGGGTTCCGTATACGTGGGTCAGGGAAATGGACAACGTAGACCTCCACCCGGACTATTCCGCGAACGGTCTCCGTCCGAAGCTCCAGGCCCACATCGCCCAGAACATTGACAGGGCTCCCATATATCGGGATCACCTCCCCGCCCTGAATGAGCTTGTGAAAGCCATCGAGGACGCGGGGTACGATAGACAGGCGAAGATGGAAGCGATCCGTAAGGAGTACGACGAGAGGGGTGTCCCCTACCCCGCCCGTATCCGCCTCGCCAATATGGGCTATGAGCAACTCCCCTCCGGGAAATTCTCAAAGGACGGACAGGTTGTAGAGACCCCCGTTCTGATGGGCGAAGCGGTTACCGGGGAAGAGGCGAAGCTGATTTCCAATCTTACCCAGGCATGGAAATCCGCCACGGGGGAGGATGTAACCCAGTGGGAGGCGTTCCATAGCCTATCCACAGCGGGGCAGAAAGAGGTCCTGCTGCGGAACATCAGGCATCTTGAGAAGACCCAGGCCGTCCTGAACGAACTGAACGGCAATTACCCCGAGGGCTGGATTGACCGCCCGGAAAAAGACATAAAGCAGATGGTGGAAATGATCGGGAACCGCAGGGGTATCGACGTTTCCGACATCAATCTGAAGACCCTGAAGAAGGGCGGACTCGGAGAAGTGGATTATGGGGAGATGATGAACGCTTTCGGCGCCCGGGATATGATAAGGCAGTTCCTCTCCGTGGACAATGAAACCCTTGCAAAGGTGAATTCCGGGTCCTTATACTCCGACATCGAAGACCGGTACCGCCAAGTCCGGGAGCAGAATAAGGAACTCCTGGGGTACAATCTGGCCGGAAAGGTCGCCACCATGGTATCCCATTCCGTCCCCTATGTGATGGAGCTTCTGGCGACCGGTCCGGTTACAAAGGTTGCTGGAGCACCGGCCCGGGCCGTTATCGGAAACCTGCTGAAGGAGGGGGGCTTCACCGGGGTTGCGGCGGGGGCGAAGGCCCTGTTTACCCCCTCCGGTCTTTCCGCTTTGGCAAAGGCGGCGGGTACCGTTCTGAAAGTGGAGGCAAAACGCCTTCCCTTCCTTGCCACGGGCCTCGGGGCGGAAGTTCAGAATCAGATGAATCCGGAACCCGTCGCCTTCTTCGATGAGGGCGGGGTGAAGGTGGTCGTTCCCGAACGGGGGATTGATGACCTGGTGAACATCCTTTTCAATACTGTGTTTCGCCGGTACCTCGCAAACGCCTCCGAGTGGGGATTGGAGTTTATCCCCGGCGTTGATCTTACCAAGCTGGTCCCCTCCCGGATGCTGAAACCTGTGGTTAAAAACAGGATCGTTTCCCATTTCATTTCAGAGGTGGTTTCCAGCGATCCCACGAAAAGCAAGATACTGAAGGACGCGTTCCTCGGGGGGGCGCCTATCAGCGGGCTGTTCGGGGAAATGGCGGAAGAGTATATCAATAAGGGGTTTGAACGGGTTTCCACAATTCTATCGGAAGCAACCGGTGTAGAAGCACTCGATATGGGAACCGATGCAGTTTTCGAGGGTATGGAGGAGAGCGTGGTAATCGCCGCGGTCGCCCTCGTACAGTCCACCATGGGAAAGGCCGTCCGTATCCCTTCCGCCATTAACCACTCGATGAAGCTGACGCGGTTCGTGGACAGCCACCGTAATCTGGTGGAACAGCTCAGTAAAGTCTCGAAGGAACTTCCCGGAGGGGCGGAGGAGACCCGGTACCTCCTCGATAGGATGCTGGGCGAGAGCGAGGATTTGCTGATCGACCCGGAGGACGCGGAGACCCTTTTCCAGAAGAACCCCGAGTTCGCTGTGAAGATCGGGATGACAGCGGACAAGATCGCGGAAGCCTCCCAGAAAGGCGAGCTCGTGTCCATTTCCCATAATGATCTCCTCATGGAACAGGCAACTAATCCGGCTAATAATGAGATCGCGGAGGAGCTTCTGACGACCATCCAGAGGGGGGGCATCACGGTCGGGGAAGCCCTTGACCCGAAATCAGCCTCCGAGCTTGTGGAAACCTACAAAGCGGAGACGGATAGGGTCAAGGAGCTCCGGATGAAAGTCTATGCCGCCATCCAGGAACCGGCGGAGACCGCCGGAGTTTCAAAGGAGGCCCAGAAATCCTTTTCGATGATTGGCGGCTTCCTGCTGAACTACCTCGATAAGCATAGCCTGGAAGACGGGAAGATCGAGGAGGCATGGGATAAACTGGTCGTGAACTTCCGGGAGAATCCGGAATCCTTTGTCGCCCCGGCTGATTTTCTTCAGTCGGTTTACCATGGTACGCCCTATGTATGGGAACCGGAACCCGGATTCCCCCATGGCCGCCCGAGATTGGATAAGGTAGGGACCGGAGAGGGCGCACAGGCGTATGGATGGGGATGGTATAGTGCTGAAAGTAAAGGGGTAGCGAATAGCTATACCCTTAATGACCCCCGGACATGGGTAGCCCGGACGATAGTTCCGAAGGTAATTGGCGATGATGCGGTATCCGGGATATTCGAGAAGTTTTCCGTCCCCCTCGGGGCTCTGCAAAGTTTTGTCACCATTCTCAATAATGGGGGGTTCGATAGCAAAGAAAGTGCGGTATCCTATTTTGTCGATATGGGCCAGGAGACTCTCCCCTGGGAAAAATATGACAACGCGGGGCGCCGTATTGACAGAAGGGTCACGGATGAGGAAGCCGCGGACCTATGGGGGCGGATTTACGATGCCGCTGACAGGATTATAAAAGAGACTCCAGAAAGGACCCCCTCCCTCTATAAACTTGATATTCCGGATGAGGCTATCCCTAATATGCTGTTGTGGGATGAAAGGATGGATAACCAAACCCCGGAGGTATTACAGATTTTGGGAGAGATAGCCCAGGATACCGAACTTGCCGAGAGGGCCGGGGTTGATGAGATTTATATAGGTACTGATGAGACGGTAGAAGACTTCTATGAGGATTTATCCAACCTTTTAGGAAGCCCCAAGGCGGCCTCCGAGTACCTTAACAGTATGGGTATCTCCGGCGTCAAGTACAAAGATGGGATGAGCCGGGATGAAGGTAAAGAAGCCCCCACCTACAATTACGTTATATGGGATCAGGATACCTTAGACAAGGTAGCCCTTCTCGAACGTAACGGCGAAAAGTTACAGGCCATTCAGGACGCCCAGAACACTTTGTATCAGTCGGTTTACCATGGTACGCCCCATGTATGGGAACCGGAGCCGGGATTTCCTTATGGCCGTCTGAGACTGGATAAGATAGGGACGGGGGTAGGGGATGCCTCGTTTGGGTGGGGAGTGTACCTTACCCGGATGGAACGGGTAGCGGAGGCGTATAGGAGGAGCACCTGGGGCTTCAAGAAGGGACGCACCCCTAATCGTACCGAAAAAGCGCTTAAGGATGGGGAACTCCTCAAAGGCGAGCTCTCCCAGTATTATATCCCCCCGGCTGAGCTTCATAATCTAATATTTTCGGGGATTACTAAAGGGGTTTTGTCACAGTGGGATAAGTATCGTACCCTGTTCTATATTGAAGAGGAGTATGAGAGCGCCTCCGGGATGGTAGCGTCCCACCTCAAATGGTCTCCCGGCGATACGATTAGCCGAAGGGGGGAGGACGGTAGTACTACACCCCTCTCAAAAAAAGAACGTATCCGGGTATTAAGTATGATATATGACGCGGTTTACCCTGAGATACAAAAGGAGATGGATGCGGAGTCTGCGGCTTATTCTTTGGAGCTTCCAGATAAATACCTTCCCTATATTTTGGACTGGTATGCCCCATTATCGGAGCAATCGGAAGCTATTCAGGGTAAAATCAAAGAACGGATATCGGCGGATAAGGAAAACTCTCTCTCCTGGCTGAGGATGGATATGACGGGGGGAGAGATGCACAGATACCTATACCAGGAATTAGGCAGCAAAAAGGCCTCAGAAGCCCTCTTGAGTTTTGGTATCATCGGAAACAGGTATAAAACCTCTGAGGATCAGACTTCAGAAGGGGAGCGGTACAATTACGTTATCTGGGATCAGAAAGTCCTGGACGATATTGTAATTATGAAACGGAATAAGCAAACGCTGTTGGATATCCAAAAAGCCCAGAACCCGCCTCCGGGGGTTGACAACACTTCCTTTGAGCGTTATATTTACAGTAAGGAGAAAGACAATGGCAGATTACGTACCAATTCGGAAACCAGGCAAACTGACGCTTCAGGAAGCGGAGAAGAAGTTAGAGGACGGGAAAAGTCACCAGGCTTGGGAGATTCTGGAATTAACCGGAATGACGTTGGACGAACTGGAAGACGAATCGATGCGGTCGAGGGGATGGACGGACAAAATGATCCGGGAGTTCCGCGAATCCTTCGGGTTGGTGTAGCCCGGGATTATTATAACAGCGTCCGCAAGGATAAGCCAGCGGACGATCTGGGGCTCGAGGAGATACCTCCAGAAAAGTATGAGGATTTCAGTGAGCAGTTCGCCAAGGTTCGCAGTCAACTTAAATATGGGTGCTGCGTAACTCATAAGACCGCGGAAGAACTGACCGGCGCGCGTGTATTTCAGTCGAAGGATGGCCTCGCCGGAATGGCGGTCATGCCGGACGGCGACATGGTAGCAGCGCATAGCCTCGCCCATACCGTCGGCAAGAGGTATGCTATCTTCGATATGATGCTTACCGCCATTGAAGCCGGGGGAGAAAAGCTGGACTGCTATTGCAAATATGGGGAGGGACTGTGGGAGTTATACCATGTTTTTGGGTTTATTCCGGTATGCAGAATCAAATTTGACGAGCAGTACAAGCCAGCGGATTGGAATGACGAGGCATTCCCTCCAAATAATCGCCCGGATATTGTATTCTGGGTATATAATGGTGAAACCGTCGAGGAGACCGCTCATAAGCTGGCGGATAGAACCTACAAGAGATATACCCTCATGGACTACAAGAACCTGAAGGAGTTCACCGGAGACAGCGCCTACCATGATGCGATGGTGTACCGGGATTACGTTCTTGACGAAATGAAGCAGGACGCCCGCAATACCCGATATCAGCGCCCCGGCCTGATCCAGGGTTCCTTCACGCCCGCCCAGGACTTCAACCAGAGTTTCAATGCGGTCGTATCCCTCTTCAAATCAGCGAACGCCTCGACCCTCCCGCATGAAGCCGCGCACTGGGTGAAACGGATGATGAAAGCCATGATTGACGGGGGGTGGGCTGACACGGCTATGATTCAGGACTATGAGGGCCTCGAGAAATGGCTCGACCGTCAGACCTACGAATCCCAGGAGGGAACGCCCGAAAGGGAACGGGAGCGTGACGAGAAATTCGCCAGTGCTTTTGAAGAATTTATCCGGAGAGGGGAAGCCCCGAATTCCCTGGTGGAATCCGCGTTCAATACCCTGAAGAAGTTCCTGACCTCCATTTACAAATATGTCCGGGGGGCGCTTCTCGATGTCCAGCTCGATGATGAAATCGTCTCCCTGTTTAACCGGATGCTTTCTACTGAGATGCTGGTCGAACGGGACGCCCCTTTGAGGGAAGCCGTCGATACCCTAAAAGCGACTTACGTTGAACTTTTAGGCGTATCCCAGGCCGAGGCAAAGGACTTCCAGAAGCTCATCCGGGATGCGATTGCCCAGATGGAGAACAGTATCGACGGGCGCAAAGTCCGGCAGCTCAATACCCTGAAGAAGACCTGGCGGGAGGAGGCCCAGGCCCTGATGGATGACTCCCCAGTATACAAGGCATGGGAGAAGATCAGGAAGGGCGGCGGGCTTGATACGGACTTCGTGGAGAAGGTTGCCGGATATGGGAAAGAGATCGGCTCCTTCCTCCGCAAACGGGGCCTGATGGCGAAAGTCAAGGAGACGGGTATCGACGTACCCCTCTTCGCAAAGGAAGCGGGATACGCAAGCGTGGACTCTTTCCTGACCGATCTGGTGGAAGCCCAGACCCCGACCGAATTTACCGCCTCCTACATCGCGGCGAAGGAGGCAGAGTTTAATGCGAATTTCCAGCTCGAGGGCGATGACCTTTCGACGAAGGCTTCCATTGACCTTCTGGATAAGGTAGCGGAACTCCTCGAACGGAAATCGGGCATTGAGGGCTACCGGGCAAAGTTCAATGCCTTCCGGGATAAAGTCCGGGAGCACATCAATACCCTGTCCGTGGCGGAACTCCAGACGGATACCCGGCTTGTGAGCTCCCTGAAGAACTCGCAGAAACGCCTGGTGAAGGCCATCACCAGGAAGGATTATGAATCCTCCCTGAAGCTCCTGACCGGGATGCGGTGGAATATCCAATCCCTGAAGGAGAGGGCGTCCGCCCGGAAAGAGATCGTCAAGACCGAGAGCCTCTTCCGGAGGATTCGTAATACGAAAGCAGGAGTGATCCTCGGGGATTACCACGACGCCCTCCGGGAACTCGCCTATTACTTCGGATTCTCGAAGAAGAAACTGAAGAAGGTGAACGAGAATTTCCGCAGTGTCATCGGGAGAAAATCCGATGAGTTCGGGGATGTCTTCGGGCCCTTCCTGTGGCCGGATTTCCTGCTTCGGGAAAATGTCGAATCCTACCGGAAGCTGACCTTCGCGGAGTTCCAGGACCTACGGGATTTCACGAAATACATCGAGGGGGAGGGTCGGGATTTGGTGGAAGCCCAAAAGGGGACGTTCGCCAATAAGGTAAAGGACTGGATTGGGAGGGCCCTCGAAGTCTTCTCGACCCAGCCCGAGAAGTATGATAACCGGAAGTCAGAGCGGAACCGGATCGCGAGCGCCGCCCGGTATGGATTCAACTGGGGGCTGAACCTTCGCACCTTCCTGGGGAAGGCCGATGGGTTTCAACATATGGGAAAAGACGGTGAAGAGGGTCCGAACCTCGCCCTACGGAGCCACCTCCTCGAGGGGTTCCGCCGGATGATCGGACTGGAAACCGCCGCAAAGCAGCAGATAAACCCGGCGATTATCGCCCTGAAAGCCACGGCGGACGCCATGGATGTGAAGACGGGGCTGCCGGAATTCAAGAAGAACACTTTGCATGGCTACTCCGAGTGGACACCGGAAATGGTAATCTCCGCGTGTCTTAACATGGGTACGGAAAGCGGTCGCCAGCGGCTTATGGACGGGTACGGATGGGACGATGCCGACCTGGGTATGATCGCGAAGAAGCTGACGGCTTCCGACTGGAACCATATACAGGGCATCTGGGATACCCTCTCCGGGGAACTGTGGCGGGCTACCGCCCAGACATTCCTCGAGGAGAACCACTTCCGCCTTGACGAAATCCCGGCCAGGGCCCTTACAGTCACATCGTCTGATGGACAAGTAGTCTCCCTCAGGGGGGGCTACTATCCTATCGTCTATGCCCACCATTCGAGGACGAGGGAAGTCCCTATGGGATTTGACCCGAGGGCTTTATACAGTGATGTATCCGCCACCCACCGGCGCAGGGAGATGATAAGGGAACCCGATCCGGTCAAGCTGTCACTTTCCGTACTCGATAGCCACATCCATTCCACGGCTCAGTACGCGGCTTTGCGTATGCCCGTCCGGATGGTTCTCCGGGTAGTGATGAGCAAGGAATACTCGGACGCCTTCATCAAAACCCAGTCCCCCGAGGCTTATGAAAACGTCCTGTCCATTTTCAAGAACATCGCAAACCCGAATCCCTCGACGGAAAAGATTATGAACGGCTTCGAGGGCTGGGCAAGATCGGTGCTGACCGCCACCGCCCTGATGGGAAACCTCAAGACGGCGGCCACCCAGTTCTCGTCTGTGACGGTCGGAATGGGCGAGCTGGGGCATTACTATGCGGATGCCCTGACCGAGTTCGCGTCCGACCCCATTGGAACATGGGAAACCGTCCTTACGAACTCCGCACTGATCCGCCACCGGGCTGAGTATTACGACATCGACCTCAGGGCCTCCCTCGATGCAATCTCGGAGAACGGACTGGAGAAAGCCCGGAGGAAGTTTGCGAAAGCCGGGTATATGCTGATGCGGGGGGCGGATCGGATGGTAGCGGCGGTATCCTGGAGGGCGAAGTATCTTCAGGCGGAGGACCAGCTTAGGCAAAAGGGGGAAAAGGATGCCTTCCTGAAAGCGGTCGCCCAGGCGGACGACTTTGTGGCAAGGACCCAGGGGGCGGCCCGTACCCTGGACCTGACCCCCATCCAGCTCACTTCCATCGGGCGTATGGTATCGCCCTTCATCACTTCAGTCGGCGCCCAGTATAATACGGTTCTCGAAAGTCTGGGGGCCATGAGGGAGGGCAGGCTGTCCGTCTCTGAGGCCATCGGAGCACTGACGGGAAACCTGATTGCTCCCGTTCTGTTCCAGGCGGTTCTGTCTTATATTGTCTATGGGGGCCTGTTCGGTGATGACGATGACGATATTGACCGGGCGAACAAGATGTTTGTAAAGGAACTCCTGACGAGCCCCTTCGCCGGGATTCCCATTGTCCGTGATGTTACCGGGCTCACCGGTGAGGTAATCGCCTCCCGGATGACCGGGGCAAAGCGGAACGCCTATGGGTTCAACGTACTCGATGCCGGGGCGGTTAACGCAGCCGGGGATATCATAGGGGACCTCGTGAAGGGGACGGAGGAGGCATATGATGGTAATGCGAAGCGGAGTTTCTATCTGATCGCCAAATCCCTCGGGGCTTCCTCCGGGATGCCCGTTATCCATATTTATGAAAAGCTGATCCGGGTGTATGAGAATAACGGGGGTGAAATCCCTGACAGTTGGGAAGAATTCCAGAGGAGCAAAAAGAAATGATTACAAGCGAGATTTCCAAAGCGGGGCCTTTCACGGGGGATGGGGAAACCCTGGTATTTGATTTCAGTTTTACCGCTCTGGATGCCGACCATGTGGCCGTGTATGTGGACGGGGTGAAAGTTACGACCGGGTTCACGGTGGAGCTTCTGACCGGAGGGGGCCGGGTGACATTTGCCGAAGCCCCGGCCATCGGTGCCTCCGTCGCCATCATCCGGGATGTTCCGGCTAAGCAGGAGACGGACCTTCAGAACAACACCGCGTTTCTGCCGGAGGTCATCGAAACCGCGTTCGACCGGCTGACCATGATGATTCAGCAGCTCCGCGATCTGTTCTCCCGCACTCCCGTCGCCCCGCCAACAGAGGATACGACTTCGGAAGAGTTGTATAGCCGGTTCACGGGGGCGCTGGATACCGTGGAGGAGGCCGCCGCCACCGTAACTGCTACGGTTTCCGATCATAACAGCAATTCCTCCGCCCATTCAGGTTTCGTTATCAGACAAAAATGGGAGGGAGTCTCTCCGATACCCGTAAGTGAAGCTTATAATTTTCGGGTATCGAACGCTCCCTATCCACCCCATAAAAAGCTTTATAAGGTGCAGCTCAGATGCAAGACCTCCAACAGTCCGTACCTTGCGGGAGAAGTCTACGATTTCTATGTAGTGGATACCCTTCTCACGGGCATAGCTATCCATCCCGCTTGGATGACTGCGGGAAATGGGGAGGTCTATCTCCCGGCCTTTTCCACCGCGTATATCCTGAGGTCTCCGACCTTTGGGTCACCTCCGGAACTCATACATCTATCCCGCGGTGAGCTATCGACTCACTGGGAAATACTTTTTACCATTTACTACTAACCCCATCCCCATTAACCAAAAAGGAATCTCACCATGGCACAAATCTACGACAAGTTCGGACGAGCCCAGGAACGAATCAACTTCAAATTCGGGGAGCAGGACCCCTACATCGTGGAAGAGGACTCCGCGACCGGGATCACCTATATCTGCTACGACGATGGGGCGACCCGGGCGATCCGCAGAATCACGGAGGTTGTGGCGGGGACGACCACGACTACTACTATCGAGGTGGCCTACGGCGCCTGGGCGGACCGGGCAACCCTCACCTATCAGCCGATCAATCAGGACCTGAGCATCTAAAGGAGGCGCCCGCATGGCAAAGTTCGACAAATTTCTTTCAAAGTTGGTGGACACCGCATGGAAGGGCGTCCTTGCCGCTCTCGACCTCCGGGTGACTGCGGTGGAGGCCGGGGAGGGTATTGTCAATACCATGATACTGGTGGAGGACACGATGCCTGTAGCGGTGGCCGGTCTCCTCAATCATGGGGTTCTCCTCACTACCGCAGGTGGGGGATACCTCGCAAATCATATCTATGTTTGCCGATCAGACGGGGAAGATGGATATGAATGGGTGGATGTGACCGCTCTGATCCTGGCCGATAAGGTGGACAAAGTGACGGGGAAAGCCCTCTCCACAAACGACTTTACGGACATCTACAAGGCGAAGGTCGATGCGGCTCTACCCCTCGCAGACGGGGTAACGGTGGTGGAGGACTTGCCGGTGGCCGGGGCGGACTACCTCGGAAAACGGTACCTGCTCCTGAGCAGCCGCCTTTCCCACCGGACGGATTACTTCAACGTCAATATCACCGACCCGACCTATGCGACGCAAGCCGCCGCCTACAACGGCGATTACGTCTATGACTCCGGTTTGGGATACTACGTCAACTCGGTGAAAAGCACCTCGATCCGGACATTTGATGCTGGCGGCGGGGCGGTTTCCGCTTACCTGTTTTCTTCCGGGGGAGTGCAGGACATTGAACTGTACGCTCTTTCGACGGATTCCTTCCCGCCTTCCAGCGACCTGTTTGAACAGGGTAGCTGGATCAACTGGAGCTATCAGGGCAGCATCATCGCCGGGACGCTGTGGGAATGTGTTCTGACCGGGCCCGCCTATGGATGGCAACAAGTCACCATTACTGAGAAAAAGGACCTGGAAACGCTGACGGGAACGACGGTCTATGTCCATCCGGACCGGCAGTATAAATGGTCTGCTTCCGGCACTTGCACCCTGACAGCTTCGGGGTTTGCTGTATCCGGTCATCAGGTTGCGTATGTCCTTATCACTTTGGCGGCAGAAGCAACCTTGTCAGTATCCGGCGCAACCGTGGCAGATGATGACGCATTGAGCGCGGCTGGGACATATGCCTGTTATCTGGTGAATGAAAATGGTACTGTCCGCTTCAAGGTGGCAAACTTCACGGAGGCGGCATAATGGATTTAAACCAACTTTACATGCTTGAAATGATGCGGAAAAGGCGGATTGCTGGGGGTAAACCGCTGACACTTACCGCACTTACAGCCGGGTCTAAAGTAACTCTGAACAAAGTTGGTTCACCGCCTGCCGTGTCGCTTGAATACTCCACTGGTGGCGCGTGGTCAACGTACACAATCGGCACGGAAATAACACTTACTTCTGCTGGCGACTACATAAAATTCCGTGGCGACAATAGCACGTTCAGTACGACTGAAAATAACTACTACCAATTTTCCATGTCGGGAACCATTGGGGCATCGGGTAACGTAATGTCGCTGGTGGATAGCACGTGTAAATCACTGACAATACCGTGCAATTTCTGCTTTCAATCCCTGTTCCGAGGCTGCACATCCCTTACATCCGCTCCAGCCTTACCCGCCACGACGTTGGCGACATTTTGCTATTCTTACATGTTCCTAAGCTGCACAGGACTCGCTACCGCTCCTGCATTGCCGGCCACGACACTGGCGGCATATTGCTACCGGAACATGTTCCAAGGCTGCACAAAACTCACGTCAGCTCCAGCGTTGCCGGCCACGACATTGGCAGCATATTGCTATTACATAATGTTCCTTGGCTGCGCATCCCTCACTACCGTGCCTGCATTGCCCGTCACGACATTGGTGTCAGGGTGCTATAGAGGAATGTTCTCTGGCTGTGCAGGACTTACTACCGCTCCTGCATTACCCGCCACGACGTTGGTGGAACAGTGCTACCAGGACATGTTCTACGGCTGCACAGGCCTTACAACCGCTCCTGCATTACCCGCCACGACATTGGCGCCAGGAGGCTACCAGTCCATGTTCTACGGCTGCACAAAACTCTCGTCAATCGAGGTCAGCTTCACGTCGTGGACTAAAGCAACGAATCAAACCTATAACTGGGTTTACGGCGTCGCATCTTCCGGCACATTCACAAAGCCCACGGCACTGGCAGAGGAATATGGGACGAGTAGAATACCAACAGGCTGGACGGTAGTTAATAATTAAGGAGGAATCATGCAAAAAACAATTTACACGCATACACCATCGGGGCAGTCTTGGGATTACCGGTTGCCGAAAATACTCCGCTATGATGGCAAATCTGTTATGGGGATTACCGAGGAAAACATGGCGCAGTTTGGCATTGTGAAAGAGGTCGTGGAAATGCCTGATCCGGAACCTGTCACTACGATAAAACGATACTCAAAGCTGGCGATCATGCGGGCTTTGGAAACTGCTGGTCTGTGGGCAACGGTGAAAAATGCCATTACCGAGGCCGGGAGATGGGATGCTTTCATACTGGCGCAGGATTTAGCCGGGGATGATCCCGACTTCCTGGCAATGAAAGCCGCTTTAGACGCAATGCTTCCTATTGACTCCGAAACCATTTTGCAAGGCTGTGAATTGGGGGCATGATGGTAGCACATCCAATAGACGAGCAGGGCTTGCCGCTGATCTTCTACCGGCGACACGATGGCGAAACGGTGGCTGTGTTGCAAACGGACATGGCCTACTACACTTCCAAAGGGCTGATTTTAGTGCCGAAAGGCTTTGAATCAGACGGATGTTCCATGCCACGGTTCTTCTGGCGGCTATTTGGACACCCGTTCGACATGCAGTACCTCCGCGAGGCGATCCTGCATGACTACCTTTACAAAATGCAGATGTTTAACCGCAAGGTTGCAGACACGATTTTCCGCGAGGAATTGCAAAAATCAGCACAGTTTGCCAGAGATACGGTCAAAATGCAAATACTGGATGATTACCCGTCTATTCCTGACCGCGATCTGGACAGGGAATACAAGGAGAGGCTGGCAAATGTCAGGATTTTGAGTGACTGGAAAATCGCCTGCATACATCGTGGATTACGTTGGGGAGGATGGAAGGCATGGAACGAACACAAGAAAGCAAAGGAGATGGCAGCATGAGAATGATTATGATTGTAGGACTGGTGGCAATGGTGGCTGGATGTAACGGCGTAAATCTGGCATGGCGTGGGGTAGTGATTAACACAACGCAAGATGTTGACAGCAATGGCATGATTCACAATCAACCGACCTCTGGAAGCAGTTCAGTCGCCGCCGAAAAAACAACCGATGCAAAGCTGGACGTGCCGCTGACGAAATAATTAGTAGAGATGGGAGGGGCTGATGGCCGTGGATTTACACGAATTTCAACAAGAGGTGATTGAGCGATTGACCGAGTTGCGAGGCGACGTAAAAGCGATCAAATCGAACCTGGCCGAGGACTACAAGATTTTACACGGGAACGGCCAGCCGGGGCTGATCTCCAGGATGACTATCATCGAGAACAACTGGTGCTGGATGCGATGGCTGGCCGGGATCATCGGAGCGATTATCGGGTTTATCGTTTCCACCATTGTTACCCGTATCGTTTGCTGAAAGGCTATCTATGAATTCCAACACACGATCGAGAGACGGTCCCGAAAGGGTATAAGCAAGATCAGCAAGGCGTTTTTTCTTAGCAACATCGCTCCCCTCGGTTCCGAACAGAATCGGGGGGAGCTTTTCTATTGCCATTTTCAGGTCGTCCGCCGTATCATGGGAGGCGTAATGCTCAGTCATGGCCACGGTCTTATGCCCTACAACCCGGGCGACGATAGACATAGATATCCCGGCCCGTTTGGCGCAATAGCAGAACACATGGCGCATGGAATGGAGGTCCTTCACAGAGACGGACTTTTTCCCATCCCTCTCCAGCACGGTCTTAATACCTAACCCATGGAGGAAACCCTTCACCCTGTAAGACACCCCGCTCGGGTTGCCTTTATACATCTGAGCGTATTCCGGGAGCACGTACCCGCTTGAAGGCGGCAGGGAGGAAAGATACCCGGAAAGCGCCGGAAGGACGGGAATCTGCATCTTATTCCCCGTCTTATTGCGGACCCGGCGGATGAGGCGGTCGGGGAAACTGATCTCCCCCCATTTCAGGGTGCAGATATCGGATTCCGAAAGCCCGGTCACGGAGGCGATCAGGAACAGGGGGCGGCAGAAAAAAGCGAACTGCTCCCAGGATTCATAATCAATGGAAGCCCCTTCGTAGGCCGCTTCCCTCCGGGCGCGATCCCCCGAGATTCCATCCCCGATCTTCCGCAGCTCATCAGGGGTGAAGATTTCCCGGGGCGTTTCGTCCTTGTCCGGGAGGACGATATTGTTCCATGGATTTGAAATGATCCCGGCATCCTCGGAAAGTTTTTCCATGAAACTTTTACAGACTCCGACGATCTCGAGAATCGTCTTTCCGGACAATGTGAAAGAAATGTGATAACTCTTCTTTCCGGGTTGGGCGACCTCCCTGTCAAACCGGCCATGGTTGGAAAGATAGGAGACGTAGCCCTCACAGTGGACACGCCTAATGGCGTCCAGGGTTTTAATATCGGGATGGAATTTGCCCATGTAGGCGGTGAAATCATTCCAGTACAAATCCTTCTGTTTCCAGTAGGACTCACTTCCCCTCCGTTTCCAGGGTTTCTGGCGTACCAGTTCCGGTACGGAGGAAAGGGGGATGGGCTTTCCCCCGGTCAGTTCATACTTATAGTTCTCAATCAGAGCCACTACTGACTTATTGGCACGGACGAGGGCGAGCTTCCCCCGGGTCTCCGCTTCGTAGGCTTCCGCCTTTTTCTTTAGGGCAGCGATCTCTTTGGCGGAAGCACCTTCCGGGACTTCGCAGTCCGGGCAGGGACCGTAATAGCTTTTGCCGCCCTTCAGAAACCGATAATGGAATTTCGTTCCGCGTAGATAAACCATATAAACCTCCTGATACTGTCCGACATTACTGGGCTTGATCGGGAGGACGATCGGGTTACTTCTCGCTATACTATCACAAAACTGTGGGGTTTTGTGGTCGGGGCGGAGGGATTCGAACCCCCGACCTACTGGTCCCAACCTTGTGCTGTATAGGAGATTTCCCCTGGAATCGACTCCCGGGTGCTATGACAATACAATACATGATACTACTTGATATGTCAAATCAATTATCACAAAATTATCACAAAGAAAAAGCCGCCCCTTTTAGGAGGCGGCTTTCCGGAGGGGCTGCCATCATCTCTTGACGAAGGCATCGAGATCGGAAATGGAGATCAGGGCGAGTCCGTTTTTCGCCCCGGGGTTCACCTTGTAAATCGTCAGCTCACCCCGGCGGGCAGCCCGATAGAGGGTACACTTTGAGACGCCCAGGTATTCAGCGGCCTTTCCCGGCGTCAGGAAGCCCCTTCCTTTCATCGTTTCGTCCGGGGAGTATGATTCCCCATATTGAGAGAGAATCTGATTTACGGCGCTTACAATGTGCTTTGGGACGGTTTGCATTTCTTCTGTTCCTTTCTAAGTTTTCTTTGTTCTTTCTGCCAATTCCTTATCTTCTTCCTAATCAATTCCGGGGAGCTCCGCTTCCCCCCGGGGTATGGCATCGTCGGGGGGAGCAGGGTCTTTATCACTATTGGGGGTGGTATCAGAGGGGGTGGGCAATCCCTGCATATCCGACTATCCCCCCCGGGATAATCCTCGAGGGGGAGCAGCCTCTCGCATTTCTCGCACACCCTGAACCGGATTTTCATCGTCAGCCTCCGAACAGCCACAGGAAGCCCCACAGCAGCAGGGCGACGAGTACCGCCCCCACGCACAAGCAAATATTATCCAGCGTGTGAAGGATATCCCGGGCTTTTTTAGGATCACCAAGTTTCATTGATCTGTTCCTTTCTCTTTATCCATGAAAAGGTTTTCAAGGTCTTTGCTCTCACTTTTCGGGTTCCCGAAGGTGATTATCTTTCTGCCGTGCTTTTTTTGAAGAGAATACGCCCTTGCATCTTTAATTAACTCCAATATCTGTTCGGATTTTTCATATGGATTTACCATTTCAGTACGTCCTTTCTTTCAGCCTCTGAAACCAGACATTGTTATCGCAACTTTCCCCGATCTTATCCAGCTCGGCATTTGCCCGCTTGACAGCCCTGTGCAAGGCAAGCAGAGTTTGCAGGAGTTTCACATTCTCCTCTTTGTACCCTTGTAGCTGGCGTTCGAGTTCTTCCACCCGTGGCCGGAGCTGATAGTTATCATTTCTCAGCTCGTAGTTATTGTCAAGGGCCTGCCGCAGCATTTGTTCAACCCTCGCTTTCCCCTCTTTCAAAGCCTGGTTCTCGCGTTCCAGTTCGGTAATGCGTTTTTTCAATTCTGCGTATGGACTCTCTGCCACCATAATCTCTTTCAGCCATTCCTGGGTTGATTTATCGATTTGTTCACTCATCCCTGCCCCCCTCGCTTTCTGGATTGCGTTCCATATCGAGCAATTACCACTTTTCCCAAACCAGCAAACACCTTCCATATCAAGGCAGGGTCTGCTGTCGTGTTGAAAACACTCACAAAATGCTTTTTGCTTTCCTTGCGTAGCTATGCAGCATGCCTTTAGCGCATCCAGCAGGTCAGGGGCGGCGGCGATCAGGTGGGCATCTGCCTCCTGATTCGTAAGATGATCGGAATCTCCCACGCAGGCAATATACTGGTTTCCTGCAAAAATCCGCCTACAATCGAATTCCGGTACTGGATCACAGACTGTCCACGGCCCCGGCGTGTGTTTTGCTTCACTCATTTATCTGTTCCTTTCCTTTTGCTCAAATTTCCATGTCTCCGCATGATGGAACTTGTACGCTCTCCTCATTTTTCATCTCACTATCACAAGTCATGGTCGTTTTCCTGTAAGTAAAGTTCTATTCCTAAATTCCTGACTTCCAATGAAAGGGGCTTCCCGGTCAGACGCCAGGCGATCAGTTCCCGGATCGCCTGCCTGAGCCGGTAGTTCTCAAATTTCAGGAGCTTCCGGTCTTCCTGAAGCCTCTCGTACTCCCTGGAGTCCACTTGAATGGAGTGCCGGATTGCCATCCTCAGGCTCCTCTCCTCCGGACGACGACTTCGAGGCCGAGAGCCGCGCAGAGGGCTTGAAGGCTGTCCATACTGGGGACCCGAATCCCCTGACAGGCTTCACGGGCTGTATCCGGCCTCACCCCTGCCCGCATCGCCAGCTCCCGGTAGTTGTATCCCTTCTCTACCCTCGCCTCCTGAAGCGTTCTGGTGATCTCCCTCACTGTCATTTTGAGCCTCCCATTTTCTTTTCGACCCTGCCTATCCGTTCCCCTATCCACCTCATCACCGGAACCGCCATCGAGTTTCCACAGGCTTTGTACCTCGGGGCGTCCGGGCATTGCTCTGCTGGTTTGTTCCTCCACGGAATCTTTGTCCAGTCGTCGGGGAAGCCCTGTAGGCGTTCGCACTCCCTCGGGGTGAAGCGTCGGAGCTGGAAGGAATCAGCAATAATCGGTGATTCGTGGTTGCAATTCAGGGTTGGGGATAGTCCTTCCGTAATTTCAGCGTTTGCCTGTCCGTGCGCCATCACAATCGGCAATGCATTGTTGCAATTCAGGGTCGGGCTTACTTCACCGCAATCTTTTACCCGACTATCCTGACCGTGATTCTCATAACACACCGCCGGTCTGTCCATCCCGGTTATGCAGGGCGACAAGTCCACCATAGGCGTCGTCGCGTTACCGCCATTTTCCGGTTTGCGGCCTATCCAATTTCCGGGGATACCGTAGCTTACTCCTCCCGCCGACAGACCTGGAGCAGAGCCATTTCCAGCATTTCCGGCAGCTTCTTTCCCCTTGCTTCTGCTCGGCGGAGGATTCCCTGACAGGCTTTCGGAGTCAAATAGTACCGCGGCGGGAGCGAGCCAGTTTCCAAGACAGCCGACAACGAACACGCGTCGGCGCCTTTGCGGAACTCCGAAGAACTGAGCGTCAAGAACCCGGTAGGCGAACCCATACCCGAGTTCTTCCAGCATCCCGAGGAAGGAGCCAAAGTCCCGTCCCCCATTTGATGACAAAACACCGGGGACGTTTTCCCAGACGATCCACTTCGCCCGAAAGTGCGAAGCAATAGCTCCGAAAGCGAGCATAAGGTTTCCCCGGGGGTCTGCAAGTCCTTTCCGCAATCCGGCGACCGAAAAGCTCTGACACGGCGTTCCGCCAACGAGAAGGTCGATTCTTTCATCAATTTTCCATTCCTTGTATTTCAGCATATCCCCATAATTATTCACCAGTGGAAACCGGTAGGAGAGTACCTCGGACGGGAACCTCTCAATCTCTGAAAACCCTACGGGATTCCACCCGAGGGGCTCCCATGCCACGCTCGCCGCCTCGATCCCGCTGCACAGGCTGAGGTAGTTCATTCCTGCACCCCCGGATGGTTGAATTTCAGGTATTCCAGCCACGACGACACCCGTTCCCATGCAATGTCGTTCCCATTGACGATATCCCTGAGGGCAAGATACCGGATATCCGTCCCGACCGGGATCAGGGAGAACACCGCTTTCGCCGCGTAACAGTCCTGCTCCATATCGAGTTCCCGGTCATCCCCGAGATACCAGAGGGCTTTTTCCAAATCCTCGACGGCCTGTTCCGGTCCGCCCTTTTTGCCGCAACGCCAGACGTACTTGAAGGCGTTTCCTCTGGCAAAAGGCAAGTGCCGGGCCACGTCGATACACTCAATGGTAACAGACGGACCGGCTTCATAATGCTTCGGATGATTTACGTTATCAGTCATTTTTTCCTTCTCCATTTCAAGTTATTTCCTGTACCGTTTCCCTCTCCACCCCTCCGCCTTCATGGGGATTTCCTTTCCCCAGTCCGGAAGGGTACACATGAGCTTTTCAAATTCCTCTACCGACCCGAAGCCCTCCGGGACTTCTGAGAGGACCTCATCGTGGACGTGCATCACGACGGGATACCCGGCCTTCTCGACATTGAACATCCCATTCACCAGAATGTCCCGGGCGGTCGCCTGGGTGAGGTTTTCAGCGAGGAGCCCGCCGTAGAGGTACTGGGTCTGCCACTTCCGGGTCAGGGAATTAACCCCCTCCACGGCAATGACCTGTTTGACCTTACCCCAGGGCATCTCCTTTTCCTCAAGGCGGGGTTTCGCCCACCACAGGCAGCGACCGGACGGGAGGCGCATCGCCAGGAACTTCCCCCGGACGGCGAACTTCGTGCCCCGGTACTCGAAAACCGCTTTCGGATTCTCGATGGCCTGGAAAGCGGCGGATTCGAGTTCTCTCCAGAGGGTCGTCGTCAGAGGGCGGGAAGCCCTCCAGGATTCCACGATCCCTTTTACCTCATCCTCGCTCAGGGACACTCCATAGTTGGCCGCCATGGCGTTAAAGGCACCGACCGAACCCTGATAGCCGAGAGCTAACTCAGCGACCTTGCCGATCTGACGTTGCGCCTTCGTCACCGCGTCGTAATCCACATGGTAAATCTCCGAAGCCGCGACCTTGTAGGGGTCGAACCCCGACCGGTAAACCGATAGGGCGGATTCCTCCCCGGCGAGCCAGGCGAGAACCCGACCTTCAATCGAGGAGTAATCCGCACAGACAAAGTCTTTTCCCTCCTCCGGGACGATCATTCCCCGGATACAGGTCGAGGCCGCCACCATCGGGTCCCCATACAAGAGATCAATCCCCTCCAGATCACCGTTTTCAAACAGGCGTATGCAGCCGTCGACATCCCCGAACGCACCCCTGGGAAAGTTCTGGGGCTGAACGATCTTCCCCGTCCAGCGACCCGTACCCGCACCGTGAAACATGAAGCAGCCCCGTATCCGGTCATCGGAGTTTCTCGCCCCGAGCATCGACTTGTATTTCGCGGTCGAGGATTTGGAAAGGCTTTGCCGGATGAACAGGATTTTCCTGATATCCGGATCGCTTTCCGTGTCGAGGGCGTTGTCCACGTCGGAGGCGGTCAGGCCATACATATCAGCCCCCATCTGCTTCAGGAGCCCCAGGGTGGCGTCTCTCTGGCGGGGACTTGCAAGACCCGTCATCCGGCGGAAGTCCGCTTCCAGGGCTTCAGAATGTTCCGATACGCAGGACAGAATGGCCTCGGCAGCCGGGGCATCCACCCGGATTCCGCGGTCGTTGATCTGAAGATCGAGAAGCCACAGCTTCTGTTCCGGTTCGATCAGGTCGGGAATCGCATTGGACAGGGCCTCCTCCGCCCGGACATCCTGGCAGCAATACTGGCCGAGGCGCAGAAACTCCTCCGGGGATTCGTGCCAGTATGTCCTCGTAGCCCAGTCGGGATCATTCGTCATGTCCTCTTTCCGGGGGCGACGGGGTTTGCAGAGACGCATCATCAGCTTGTACCCCTCCGTGTCCTTCTGCTGATCCACCCCGGCAGCCGCGCAGGCGTCAGCCAGACTCCGAGGAAGGGAGAAGGCAGCCGCCTTCGCTGCTGAACACCGCAGTTTTTTCACGTCGAACATCTTGAATCCATAGCGTGGCATGACGTACTTCCATATGAAGTATTCGAACTGCGCGTTATGGGCTTCGATGATGTCCGCGTCCTCGATCATGGATTTCATGTGCTCGTCCCCGACCAGCATGAAATGGCTCCGCCAGTCCAGGGCATGAACCATCGCATGGAAGGGGCCGGCGTACCAGATCACCGGGTCCGCGCCTTCGCATTTCAGAGCGAGGCAAATGACTTCCGTACTCGGGTGTTCCGCGTAGGCCGCCGCCCCACAGGTTTTCAGCGGAGCGGCGGAACGGGTTTCAAAATCAATCGTCAATTTTCGCATAATAAAGGCCTGGGGGGGTCTTTCGACCCCCCGGACCATCCTTTCATTCGAAGGGGTCAGCCGAGGGGCTTTCCGTTTCGTCCCCAAGATCATCGAAGAGCTTCACCGAAGAGGAACCGCCACCGAGGGGCTCCCCATCCCGGAGAATCTGAACCGCGTCAAGGCCGATTGCGACGCCCTTGTTTCCGCGGGTGTCAAAGGCATAGGGCGCAACGACGGCCCGGGCATAACACCCGGAGTAGACCCGATCCTTTTCCAGAATCTCCTGTTTCTTCCGATCAACGACGGTCGGCTGAAACACGGAGGACACCCGGATATATTTTGCGTCTTTGAATACCTCTCCCCAGTCATCAACCTTCTCGTTTCCGTCACGGACGGGATTCCATGCTCCGGCGGCACCCTTCGGGAACTTCGCCACGAAGGCCGCTTTGATTGCGTCATTCAGGGGGGTAAGGTCTGTCCCCTTCGGGAACACCAACACGCAGGAATAGGTCTGTTTCTCGCTGCCCTCGAAGCCGGACGGCTCGAACAGGTTGGGGAACATCAGCCGGCCTTCAGGGGTAATAACTCGATCACGATTCGCCATGGTTCTTCTCCTTATAACAAGTCGATTGCACTCTGTTTCCGATCCGCGGCAACCACCCGGCTGTCGTCCTCGGAAACTACTTTTTCCTTCGGGGTGATTTCCCGAATAACCAACCCACTCAAAATGGTTTCCCGTTCCGATTTCGGAACTTTCAAAGAAACCATCACCTTCTCCACCTGAGCGGGAGTTTTCAACGCGAACACCTCATCCCCATACTTTTTCAATATGGCGGCGGCGGCCTCCGCGTCATTCCATTTCCGGTTGCCTTTGTATTCATACTCGATCAGCTTCCGACCGGGAACGGGGGTCCCGTTTTTCAGAAGGTCAAGTTCCACGGCGCTTACCGCCTTCATCCAGGCTTCAAAGGCATCGGAATTGAAGAAGGACGCCACCCGGCCAAGAACTTCCGGGGACAGGGTTTCCGGAGCCGGGAGGGTGATAACGGGAGCGGACAGGTCCGATACCCCCACATCATCCAGTAGGTCCAGGGCTTCCCTCATCTTCGCCGGACAGATTCCCTGGGCTTCGCAGAAGAAGCACCATGACCCCGGGACACAGGGAGCGTCCGGGTCCTCCGTCCGCTTCGCCGCGGGAAGCAGAACTTCCTGCCCCCACCGATACAAATCCTCCGCCTGGGTCTCCCACCTCTCAATGGATTCCTTGCCCCAGGAATTCGGCTGAATGATATGGACGAAAACCCGTTCGGCCATCAGAGGATTTTCTTTCCCAAGAGCGCCCAGGGCATAGTACATACACTGGACATTGCTCTCCGCGGCCACCGCCTTACGACCGTTTTTATAGTCGTAGATACGCAGGTCCTCGAAGAGACCCTTCGGGAGGAGGGCGGCATCGTTCCTCCCGAACATCCCCGGATAAAGCCAGGATAGGTCGAAGGACTGCTCGACTACCAGATCACCCCCAAACTCCTTCTGGTCGGAACGGATTTTGTCGACGTAAATCTGAACACCCTCCACCATCTCCTCCGTGACCTCGATCTCCCGCCCCTCGACCGATACGGTTCCGCCCAGGTAATCCCGGGGGTCCCCATTGGCTTTCAGGGCAAGTTCACAGACCATGTGGGCCGCCGTCCCGACCAGAGCGAACTCCGACAGGGGGCGTTTCGGGAGTCCGGCGCAGAGCCGGACCGAGCCGGGGCAGTTCATCCAGCGGTACGCTGAAGAAGCTCCGATGTTTGAATGTTTCTCAGCCTCAGGCATTTTTCAGAGCCTCCTTCTTAATCACCCGGAACACCCGGACAACTTCGTCAAACTGCCCGTCCTGAACCTCACAGAATTTGGTGGCGTTCACACATTTCAGGGCTTCCCGGAGGATGTTCCGATCACGCTCGCTCCCATCGTATTCCTTATTCAGGATCGCCCGGGCTTCAGCGGAGGTCAGGGGTTTCACGGGATCGGGTTTCGCCGCCTCTTCCATTTCCTGTTCCAGAGCCTTTTCCTCCGCTTTGATCGCTTCCGGGACTTTCACCCGGGCTTCCGCGACCAGCTTCGCTAACGTCGTAGTCCGGGTTTTCGCCGGGACCTCGACGCCCAGCTCCTTACATTCCTTCAGCAAGGCGTCACGGTCGAGGGAGGCATCCTCCGCTTCGGGAGCAGCGGGAGCCACAGGGGCGGGAGCTTCAGCAGCCGGAGCCGGGGCCGCGGGGGATTCCGTCTTTTCGGACAGCCGTTTCACCTGCCACTCGGCACACTCGACCATGCGTTTCTGGAGGGCGTTACGTTCCTCCAGGGCCTTCACGATACGTTCCAATACTTCTTCAATCATCTTCTTCTCCTTTTATCCCTCTTCTTCTTCTATTTCCCATATTCAATCCCGGCAGAACCATCCACCGGATATGGGAACAAATCATTTCATAACCTTTTCAATCATTTCCTGCTTCTCGACCAGCGCCCGGATCATTCGGCCATCGACCGAATCCGCAAGGGTAAGGTGGATCACCCGGACGGTCTCGGTCTGGCCTATCCGGTGGCAGCGATCCTCCGCCTGGGTCATGTTTCCGGGAACCCAGTCAATCTCCGCGAAAAGAACCGTCGAAGCGGCGGTCAGGGTGATCCCCGTACCTGCGGCGGTGATCTGGCCCACGAAGCAGGGGGAGCGGCCTTCCTGAAAGGCCCGTACAGCGGCGTCCTTCGCCTTGTCGCTCATGCCGCCGTAGAGATATACGGCTCCGGGAACCGCGGAGCTTATAGCCTCTATGACTTCCCGGTGATAGGCGAAAACCACCACCTTCCCCTCCTCGAGGAGGTCCTTCAGATAGGAAATCACAAAGGGGAGTTTCCGCTGCGCCGTTTCCAGACGGGCCGCAGACATCTCCTGAAAGGCGATCCTCTTCAGCTCCCCGACGTTCTCCGCCGCGGATTCCAACCCGGCGAACATAGCCGTAACCGCGTTCCGGAGGGAAAGGCTCTCCCCATGCGGGGCCTCAATATCAATGACCTGGCGAACCTTCCGGGGGAGCTCCTTCAGGACCTCTGCCTTAGTCCGGCGGATCATACAGGTTTTCCGAAGGGAGGCATTAAGCTCCTCCGTATTGCTGGCCCCCGAGAAATCCCATACCGTCTTCATCGGTTTATGGGTCCGGGGGTTCCATTTCACGACCTGGAGGTGTCCGGCGCAATACCTCTTTCCGAATTCCGTCCGGGACATGGGGGACCCCATCGCCTTCAAAATAGGGAAAAGGTCCATCGGACGGTTCACTACCGGAGTCCCGGTAAGGAACAGTCTCCGACCGGCTTTTTGGGCCAGAGCTACGCGGGTTCTTTTCGCATCGGGGTTCTTCAGGTAATGGGCCTCGTCGAACACCGCAAGGTCGACTTCCGGGCGGTTTCCACTATTCACCAGAGACTCGTAGGAAACAATGTCGAGGTCGTAGGGGTGATAGGCCAGCCAGGCCTCCAGTTCCTTCGCCCAGTTCAAGCGGAGGGAAGCCGGGCAGACGATGAGGACGGAACCCGGACGGGTCCTGTTTATGAGTTCGGCAGCCTGGATGGTTTTCCCGAGGCCAGGCTCATCGGCCAGGATGACGTCCCGGTTGATTTCGATCATCCGGGATACGCCATCCGCCTGATACTGTCTGATACTTCTCGTTTTCATCAGCTCCAATTCGCAGTTTGTGGTAACTGGAGCTTAACATAGCACTGTCAGTAACAGTTGTCAACATAGCAAATCATAAAAATTCCACTTTTTTCAAAAATAATTTTAGCGGTTATTTCATTGTGTGTTGAAAAGTTGCGGTAACAATACTTTATAATAAGTCTTTACATCCTGTCAAGTTTTATTAAATTTGCAGATTGCAAATAACGCGTCTTGAAATTTCCACAGCAAGTATTAACTTAACAAGAGGGTCACTACAAAACCCGAAAATCAACGTTTAACAAAAGGAGAAGAAAACCATGACCGAACCAATCCGGGGATTACAGGCGTACCTGTCCAAGAAAACAAAAATCTCACAGTCCACCGTCTGCCTGCTGTTTTCAGGCAAGAGGCGGGCAACCCCTCCCCAGGCGGCCCTGCTCGAGAAGGAATTTATTGCGTTGGGGATTTCCATTACCCGTTGGGATATGCTCTATTGCCCGGACGGAACACCCCTCCTGCAATCCGCCGAGGAACGGGCGAAGGATGAACTGAAGCAGAGTATCACGGCGAAGGGAAAATAACGGTGGAAACCAGAGAAGAAAAAGACCCCAGACTCGAGGGTGCCCTTGCCTTCGCCAAACGGGGCTGGCCGGTATTCCCGGTCAGGGAGAATAAACTCCCCGCCGTTAAAAACTGGGAGCAGACCGCAACGACGGACGAAGCCCAAATCCGGGACTGGTTTGAAAGCATTTCCCTCGAGGGGTGCAACTTCGGATTCCCTCCAGGGAAAGCCGGGGTATTCGTCGTTGACACGGACGTAAACAAGAAGATCGGGGAGACCCCCGTAAACGGGGAGAACAGCCTCCGGGAGTACCTCATGGACAACGACGGATACCTCCCGGATACGATGACCGTAAAGACCCCCTCCGGCGGGCTCCACCGGTATTATCTTGCCGATGGCTTCCGCAGCAAAAACGCGTTCCTCCCCGCCGTGGACATCAAGACGAACGGGGGCTACGTGGTGATACCCGGTTCCGTCACGGCGAAAGGCCGTTACGAAGTCACCAATGCGGCTGACCCGGCGGAACTCCCGGAATGGTTCAAGGCCTCCTACAATCGCCGGAAATCCACCGCGCAGAAGGAGGAGAAAAAGACCCTGAATCTCAAAGCCTCCATCACCCCGGACACCCCGGACAAGATCAAAGCGGCCCTCTCCATCATTGACTCCTGGCCGGAGGCGGAGGAGGGGGAGCGAAACGACAACCTGTTCCGCCTCATGCGGGAGCTCTGCAAGGCCGGAATATCCAGGGGAAAGGCAAGGGACCTGTACCGGGAACAGGGAATCGGAGTGATCGGCCTCGACCCGGATTCGCACGAAGTACTGGCTACCATCAAATCTGCCTATGGCGATCAGGCAGACTTCGGGGAGGAATCCAAGGAGGCCAGGGACGCGGCCATCCGCCTCTTCGACGAACTCCCCCCGGAGCCGGACGGGAAAAGGGACGGCTACTCCGACCTCGGCGGCTTCGACTGGACGACCCTCGCGGCCAGAACCGTACCCCCGAGACGCTGGTTCATCGAGAACTGGCTCTCCGCCGACCCGGGCTATACGGTCCTTTTCACCGGACGCGGGGGAACCGGCAAATCCTCCCTGATCCTCGACCTGATACATAGCCTTGCAACCGGGGAGCCCTTCTGCGGGATGGAAGTCCTCCGGGGCAGCAAGGCGATGTACCTTTCCTGTGAAGATTCCGAAGAGGAACTGACCCGTCGGATTCATCAGCGGAATCTGGATCATTCCCGGGTTCCCCCCGGTATTATCAAAGTCTGGCCGAGAAGCGGAAGAGACAACATCCTCTGCTTCGCGGACAAAAACGGGATGCTGAAGGAAACAAAATTCATGGCGGAACTCAAAAAAAGAGGCCGGGAATTCTTCAGAAATGACGGCGGAATCCTGATTCTTGATACACTTTCCGATATATTTTTTGGTAATGAAAACGACAGGTCGCAGGTGTCGCAATTCGTGAAGAGATACCTGAACCGGTTAGGCTCGGATTTGGGGGTTACCATCATTGTGTTGGCTCACCCGGCGAAGGCAGTCTCGACGACCGGACAGGGCTTCAGCGGTTCGACGGCGTGGGAGGGGGCTTTCCGGTGCCGGTGGGAACTGAACTACGCAAAGGCGGACCGGATTGATGGGTTGCTGGAGCTGGTTCTGGCAAAGAGCAATACGGCACGGGCTGGAGGGAAGGTGACCCTCGAGAACAGAGGGGGGATGTTCGTTGTGGTCGATCAGGCGAAGGTGGACGATATCGTTCAGGAGGAGCTGGTGAGGAAGATTGACGAGGCCGTTCAGGAGGGGAACCCTTTCGGGCGGGGAAATCAGCACGCTCGTCCCGTCTCGAAGCTGAAAATCAACGATCCAGTAACGGGAAGCCCCATCCCGGAACAAGAACTGGTTTCCATGGTTTCTGACTTGTTGGCGGAAGGACGGATCGAGGTTTTCAGGACAAAAAGTGCGAGAGGCTTAAGAGCAGTAACTTCAGGGGAAATGACAGTTTGGTGACATTCTCAAAAATTACTGTCACCCCCCCAGAAAATGGGTTTTCCATTTCCCCTACGGAGGGTTGGGATTGTAGTGACAGTAGTACGTAAGTACTACCTACTGTCACGTACAACACCCCTATTCCCGTTTTTCGAGTGTCATTTTGAGAGAGAAAAATAAGCAAAAAAATGAGGAAAAATGAATGTGGAAACACGACTTTGAGGCTTTTGTCAAACTGGACAGCAGCGGGATTTTGATTTGGGTGGCTGTGGCGAAAGTCGGATCGGACAGGATTCAGCGGATGGCCTGGTCGACGGAGAGGAACGGATGGGCGGTACGGTGGGAGGGCGACCGGGCGGATGAGGCGGAGGCGGTTGCGCGGAAGGAAGTTATGAGGGTTTTGAGGTTAATGAAATTGGGGATCAGGATATGAAGCTGCTTGCATTGGATCAGGCTACACTGACCGGCTGGGCGGTGCTGGATGAGTGCGGAAGTGTCACGGAATCAGGGGTTTGGAAATTGGCAGACCCTCGACGGACGGGGGAATCCCGGGGAATGCGGTACGTCCGGTTCCGGAGCTTTTTGAGGCAGACCCTCGATAAGTATCAGGACATCAGGCTGATAGTGCATGAGCAGACCCTCCTGAGGGGCGGGGCGGCTACGGAAATAGCGAACGGGCTGAAGGCCCTGATCCTTGAGGCGGCGGCGGAGCGCGAAATTGATGTAACTTGTGTACATACATCTGAACTTAAACGGTTTGCAACCGGAAACGGGCGGGCGGAAAAGCAGGATATGATGGAAACCTGCCTTTCCCGGTTTGGGATCATGCCGCTGGACGATAACCACTCGGACGCGATTCTGATAGGTTTTTGGGGGCTTTCGACTGTTTTGGGTATCAGGATACCAGAAAACGAACTTCACGCGAAACAGGGGCACTACGACGCAGGGAAAGGGCATTGCAGCGATGGGGTGATATGCAAAATTGCGGATAACCGAAAGAGAACGGGCTCCCGGGTGATCGGGGCCCCTATGGTTTTGCGCCGGGGCAGAGACAAAGAAAAACCCCCGATAGTATGAAATACTATCAGGGGTATCGGTTATTCGGCTTTTCTTTTTTAGGCCGGTAATAATTAACAATCTGCTAACTAATATCTGAAATTCAGATACTTTTTATAGATTATTGTATCACCTCCCATGTCTCCCTTTCCCCGCCTCTTTCACCCGCTCGATCACCCCCCGCATTTCGCGGGCCAGCAGGTCCATTGCATAAATGGAATTTCTTGTTCCCCGCCGAAAAAGCAGTCGGGTACTCCAGCCGCAAGCCTTACCGAAGTTAGTTAGGTTTACCCCCAGGGCGATTAACTCGTCCCTCAATTCCGCAATTCTGGCCCGGCGCTGCTCCGGGGTTAACCGGCCCGCGGCTTCTAATGCTGACATTTTTTCGATGGCTTGCAGGGCCCCCTCCCGGGAGTTGAATATGAGAAGGTTTTCCCTCCCTTTTACGTAAGGTTGCATAGTGTCCCGTGTCTCTATCGGGCCCGAAAAGGTTAGCAGCCCGTCCGGGGCCTTTGTTATTTTAATTGCGTATTTCATTTAATCAACTCCCGTATGACATAGTTTTCCTCCCGGGATGATTTAGAGACACGGCAAATATCCGCGCCTGTTACCCTTTGGAAAATTCGCATTACCGCGGCTTCACCACATCTGCCGTCAATAACAATCCGGCAACCGGGGCGATATCTTTTCAGGGTTTTACCCTCTTTTTTCTCGCTGTAAAAATGGAGTCCATAAAACTTATCCGGGCAGAGGTTTTTACAGCCCGCCAGGAATTCCGGGCAGTTAGTAAGCCAGTCACCCAAGGCGCTCCCTGTCATGTCATACCCTCCCCCCGTTTGTGTGTATCTGCGTCCGTTTGTGTGTAGCGTCACCGTATTCTGGCCCTCCATACCCCAGGCCCTTGAGGTACCGTAAACGATGCGGAGCGGGGAGTAGGTATAAATGAAAGATTCAAGTTGGCTTTTTGTAAACATCAGATAGTTCTCCTATTTTGTGATCTGCTTGACAAAATAAAGTCTCCCCCTGAAAGACCAGGAGCAGAAACAATCCATACGGTAGCGGGGGCGGTCATGCCTTGCATACTCTTCCCGGGGTACCCGGCGTCCGTCAATAAACCGGGTAATTTTCCCGGATTTCATGTTTACAACCTCTTTCAGTTCCATTAGATATCTCTCCTTTTTTAGATTATTCCCGGGGCCCGATTGCCCCGGGGTTACCTATTGTTTTATGCGATTATTCCGGCCCAGGTAAAGAGAGGGTTATTCTCTCTGTATTCCCGGGTCACGGTTTCTTTGAATAGCTCCGTTATGTCTTCTATTCCCTTTTCCCCGTAATAACCCCAGCAACTGTCTATAGCTTCCCCGCCTTTTTCAACCGTGAAGCCATATACATCCCCGCTTAAATACATCCCAAAGGTTTCCAATTCAGCCCGGGCGCGGTTTTCCGCGGTCTGTATATTTTCCGGGGTTATTTCTCCGTATTCGCTGATTACTTTTTCCCGGGTTACATAGTAGTACCCCAGGAAACCGCTATCCCAGGGGCAGGAAAACGGTGCAGTGCTGATTGAAACGCCGGAATGGTCATAGAAGTAAATTGGGAGTCTGATTAGTGCCCTTTTTGCATCCTCGATATTGGCGTCTTTGTCTGAATAATCCCCAAGGCTGCGGGGCTTATTAACAAAGAAAAGGGCACCAAGGTTATCCCATTCCCGCGGGCTTTCGGAGAATTCATCATAAAAGATTTTCAGGGTATAGCCGTTTTTTTCGATTGTTTTAATTGCTTCCATCATGGTGTTTTCTCCTTCTCTTGTTTGGTTATTGGCCCGGGGGCCGGAATTAGCCCCCAGGGCTAATCAGTTGCTATTTTGCCAATTCTGCTTCCAGGGCCTCGATATTTTCCATTGGGATTTTGTGGCAACCGATACGAATATAATCGGGGCGTATGGAATTAATCGTATACGGCCCGGCATGGCTTCCCTCGGGCAGGTTTCCAGCCCGCCAGCGGTTAATCAGGTGTTTAACCGTGTCTCTTTTCATGGATACGCGTTGACTTGTTTTGACATAATCCCCGGACACCCAAACAAAGCTATACTCTCTCTCATATTCCGCCGCCGTGGGGGTTATTTCCTGCTTCAATGCAGCCCGCAAATCCGCGGGAAGCGACTTGTTAACAAATACGGCCAGGATCTTATCCATATACGACATTTTAGGCACTCTTGCAAGAAGGTTATCGAGGCGCCGCTGCTTCTCCTCCTCCCTCCGTTTGATTGCCTCCGGGGAGTAATCCGCGGGTTTTCGGGCCGTCCATTTTGCTTCTATTTCGGCTATTTTTTTCTCAATTATATTCGCTATTGCCATTACCCCGGGATCAAGAGGATGAATCAGGGAGCTAAAACACCGGGCATTGCTGATTTTATTTTTTGCCTCCGAGCGATTGTTTGCTTTTGCCAGGTCAGCGGGGTTGTATGTTAGAAAATATTTACTAAACCGTTCAGCAACCCTTCTAACCTCAAGCCAGCGGTTACCGTATTGGCAGGGGACATTAATAATCCGGTCCCGATTATAGGGGCATGCGGCATGAATAGCCCGTATGTGTTTGCCAGTCGTGGGAGACATATTGCTATCGGAAAGCAGCAGGGCTGGTTTTCCGTCGGTACCCATTACTTTCAGGCCAATAGCGGTATAATAGGAGTATATAGTATCCCCTTCAAAACTAACGGATACATTACGATACCTTCCGTTTTTTTTCGGCTCGTTAAAAAATCTGTGTGCTAAATCATGGTAATTCATTGTCTTCTCCTTCTTTTTTACTTATTGTTTACAATCACAAACACTATTAGGGCAAACCCCGCAAGGGTTTGCACTATAGCCCAAATTCCGACTAATCCACCTAAAAATTGCATTAGTTTTCCCCTTCTCTTATTGGTGGTTTTTGTTATCCCCGGGGCCGGATTGCCCCGGGTTTTATGGATTATTCTTATTCCCTATATTCAGTTAGTAACCAAGTAGAAAAGCAGTCAGCGATATATTCCGCAATACCGCCTTCATCAATGTAATCAGCACATTCAGAGATTTTGTCCTCACGGTCATTCCCCTTCAATCCCGGATATTCCTCGTTTACATATTTAACCGCTTCACTGTAGTTTTGACTGTTGATTTGCTCAATATCTTCAAAAAAATCACAGTCAATATTGAAACCCGCACTTGTCAATGTTGGGGTTACTGTGATGTTAGCAGTTAACCATTCGCCATAGTAGCCGTTCTGATTCATGGGGTGATATTCAACCCGGAATATCAACTTTGATTCGCTGCATTCAGGTTCAACCAGCCTTACACCGCCATCAATCCCTGAGCCGTGTGGCGCGGTTTCCATTATCGCCTCAATCTCTTCCTCTTTCTTGTCAACCCATTCAGAATCTTTCGGGGGATTCCAGCTGATTAATTCGGCTAGTCTCTGATAGATTTTCTTTTCCATTGTCTTCTCCTTCTTTTTTACTTATTGTTTACAATCACAAACACTATTAGGGCAAACCCCGCAAGGGTTTGCACTATAGCCCAAATTCCGACTAATCCGCCTAAAAACTGCATTAGTTTTCCTCCTCTATTATTGCCGCCTGAAGTTTTTCCAGGTTAACCGGAATAACCAGACCGTATCCAGGGCAGCTATACGCTAAATAGCTATCCCCGTTTTTATCAATTGTAAAGTCATCAGGATTCTCTAACTCGTCGGGGCTGTTGATTTGCGTCTCAATTTCGGGGTATTCGATAAATATCTCATTCCCGGACAGGGATAAGCAATACCCTGCCCAATAAGAATTATCGCCGTCAATGGCTTCCCTTACTACAGGCGTCCGGGTCCACGGGTCTAAGGGCAGCAGCAGCGCTTTTAACTCCTCCCCACAATAGCGGGTTAAGAATTCGTCATTTAATTCAATGCAGCCCGAGCAAATCGCGTCGATCAGGTTATCTTTTTCCCCATCAGCTATTCGCTCCGCCGTTAGCTTCTGTTTTGTTTCCATTGTTTTCTCCTTCTCTTGTTTTTAATTCTGTTGTTTTTGTCTACCGTTTACTATACCGAACCCCGGTTTACGTCTATATTATAGCATACATATTTTAACTTGTCAATTACAATTTGCAAAGTTTTTTCCGCTAAATTTATACCCAATATCATAATACTTTGCTAACTATGCTTTTACACCCTAAAAATAATTTAAAAATAAAGTATATTAGTGCTGTGGGTATACAGAACTATTAGTTCTTTCCTAATAGTTCTCCCGGGGTTTTACAGGGTTTTTCTGGTTTTTGTGATAGTTTTGTGATAATTCGCCGGACAGCCGGACAGCCGGACAGCCGGACAGCCGGACAGCCGGACAGCCGGACAGCCGGACAGCCGGACAGCCGG